CAGAATTATTACTGACCAATAGATCAGGAGTCCCAAGTAAGCTAAGATTCTCAAGTCTAATAAGAGAAAATTCTTTAAAATTCCTTTTAACTTTTTGGTATAATTTAGCCTCTGGACCCATGAGTTTTTTGAAGTAACACCATCATCCATTATGGTAGTGGTGAACGTAGTTTATCTGGTAAAATTATCTTCTGCTCTCGTTTTGTTTTCATGACTAAACGGTGTGAATGGTGGTTTTTCTTTTCACCAAATATAACTTGATTGTTCTCGTACACTTCCATTTTTTTAATCTCTTCTAAATATCCATTGATCTCTACAAATATAACTGCGTCACTAATTGCATTACCTTGCTTGTTAGTGCTCTTGTCTTTAGCAGTAAATGTAGATAAAAATTCCTGTAGGTCTCTTACTCTCATTTGTTTTTTTCCTCAAGTTGTTTTTCTAATTCAACAATTCTATAATTAAGATTAGATATGACTCTAGTTTGTTCTACTAATTTAGTGCTTAACTCATTAATTATTTTCTTCGAGCCTTGCAATATATTATCTGTTTTAATCCAATCAGCTTCTTTTTGTTTATAAGCCCAGATTTCTTTTTTGTGTTCTTCAATAAGATAAGTTAGGTCTAATGCGCCTCTATCTTCTACTGGTTCGTTCATATGTTTCCTTTCATTTTCAAATGTTTTGTCTTCATCTTTCATATTGACTTTATAGGATAGTTACCTTAAATTGTCAATATGGGAGTTCCAAAAAGATTAACTGAAATGCAAAAAAGATTTGCTGAGTACATGGTATTCGGGTCAGCCGATGGTCCAGTCTCACAATCTGAAGCAGCAACGCTGGCAGGCTATAGTCCTAAACGTGCAAGAGTAGAAGGATCTGAATTAATGAACCCTAGACACTCACCTTTGGTTGTAGCTTACATAGGAAATTTAAGAGAAGAACGATTAAGAAAACATGAAGTTACTTATGAAAAACATGTAGCTGAGTTAGATAGAATTAAACAGTTGGCCCTTGCAAAAGGAAGTTTCTCAAGTGCAGTAAATGCTGAAACGAACCGAGGAAAAGCAGCAGGGTTATATATAGACAGAAAAATAATAAAACATGGACAATTAGAAGAACTAACAGAGGAGCAATTAGAAGCAAAAATGAAACAGATATTAACTGATTACGAACCTTTGTTGAATATGAAATCCGTTGAAGGTCAGAGTCAAGAAGAGGTTGAAGAGCAGACACCTATAGAACCTAAAAAAATTAATTAGTCATGATCAGTTTCTTCTAACTGATCTTTAAGCATATCCACCATCCACGCATTATCTCTAAATACACCCATCATTACATTAGTTAACTGATTAACAACAGCTTCCTCAAATTCTGGTTTTTCTAGTGGTGCTTTTTCTTGGTTTAATCCGGAGACTTGTACTGCTGCATGCATTATCTCATGAAACAATGTGTTAGCAATTTCTTGACCGCATAAATCATGTTGTACTTGTATAATATTTTGTCTGTAATCATACTCTCCAAAACAATCTGTCATCTCCCATTTTTTATANTCAGGTCTAACATATTTAATCTTGACATCTTTGTAACCAATTCTAACATTGTTAGGCAATCCTAATGCCTCAACTGGAATAGGTTTCAATGGTTTTTTAAAGTGTTTGCTTTTCTTTCTTCTTTTCATATTTATGTGTTATATACAAATTTAATTGCCGATACCACCTAGATCTAAAAAAACTAAAATCACAAAACTTATTTTATTTGGATTTACCCTTCGCTGCCTTCGGGATTCAATGTTTATGCGGCTTCTGGGTCACGAATTGGTGTCGGCTTGCCTTCGAATTCGAAGGCAGTCACCTCGAAAATGCACTTTTTAATTTAGAATTATTCTAATGTAGCCTTATTTTTCAAAAAGCCGACACTTTACCCTTCGAATTCGACACCACAAGTGTCGGCACATTGTGGCTAAATTGTGTCAGTATTGTGGCCATATTACCATTATTTAAAATCTTTTGCCTCAATTGCCACATTTGGTTCTCTAATTAATTCGTAGTACATATCAATTCTTTTCAAAGCTTTTTCTTTGTATTTTTTAAATTCTAAACCTTCTGCTTTAAATTCTTGGTAATATAAATCTGGTGTACATACCATAATTACAAGTTGATCAATCTTACTACCGTAAACATAGTCATGAGCCATTGCATACATGCTACACTGCAAATAGTAATCCTCAATCCAATCTTTGTTTTTAGGTTTGTTAGCTTGTTTAAAATCTACAATAGTCTCTCTTCCATTATGACTACATACTAAGTCTGCGCTGCCCGCGTAGAGCCCTGGATAGTGGAGCGTGATCTCTGATCCGTAATACTCGTCTACTGGAGCAAGACCTATCTCTATAATCTTTTGGGCCATGGGCCGTGCTGCTTGACCCAGGGGCGTTAGATCCTCGTAGCCTACACCTAGAATATATTTTTCAAGATACGTGTGCATAAAAGTACCACGCTTACTAGATACATTCTTAATCCGCTCAGCCTCCGCTTCTCCTACTTTAGCTTTCCATTTCGTCAAGAAACTTGTGTCTTTAGTTTGAGACAAGATAGTAGTCACAGAAGGCAATCTAAAGCCCCCTACATCATACAATCTTTTACCCGTAGACTCATCGGTAATTTGTTTACCCGTTAAATAGTTATACTTGGTGTTATGTTTTATACCTTTATCCACTTTTTTCTCCAATTTGTTAAACAGGTTATGCATTTCTTTTGCGTCTTTATCCGTTATCATTTCTTTTTCTATTATATAATTTTTTATTAGGCACGACTTGAGACTTAAATTTAGGCGTTCTAACTTCTTTAGCCACAGGGTTAGAACCAAAAATTCTATTCCATGACTCTTCGTAAGCCTTGTTACTAGGTCTACTTCTCCCGTCAAATTTTTCTTTTTTCATAACTATTTCTTACCTCTTTTAGTTCTATCACCATATAATTTTTGCCATGACCAACTCGTCAAATAAGTTGAGTAATGGTATATCCGTTCAAGTATGTATTTTCTCATTTTTTTCCTTTCTAAACTTATTTAGTTCTACTACATTGTCATCTAAGTCTTGTATCTCCGGCTCATAGTGATCAATTACTTTCTCAATTGCATGAAGTTTAACAGTAGCATAAGGCCACAGCATTTTACACACACGTAAGCAATCTCTAAATGTACATCGCCATCTCCATTGTGGTTTCATACCCGTAGGCACTTTCTTAGGTCTAACGGTCCCAACCATTAACGTCTCATGTACAAGTTCTATAACATCTCTATCCGTCATAGATATCTCCATACTGATACGTTGACAATCATACGTACCAGATTTTTTTTTCTCTTTGTATTTTTTATTAGTTATACTGCCTTCGCCATCAAAGAGACCGGCTATGTAAGCTGTATCTAAGTGGTAATTACTATTCATTTTTTTCCTTTCATCATATATTTTATAACCGTTGTATACGGATTAGGTTGTAAATCTTTAGTGCAACTTACGAGCATCACCTGTAACAAAATCATCATCAACATAAAGCTCAACAACTTCGGACTCATCCACATAGATTTCCCCTTCCGAGTCGCATATATCACATTGTAATATTATATGTTCTCTGTTTTTCTTATCTTCATTTAGTTTTCCATCTTTTTGTATTTGAAATTGTTTGTAACCATTTCCATCACATTCAGAACAGATTGCCTTGTGTCTACGCTTTTTTAAGTTTGCCATTATATTTCTTCGCTTTCTCATTCACTAATGAATCTATTGTTTTTGAAATACTAAGTTTTGCATCAGGTAAAAGTACCTTCGATAAACTTATTAATGTTTTGTATGTTTCATGACTTAATGAAACGTTTCTATATTTAGTAATATCAGTCATTTGACTTCCTTTCATTGTTTAATAATGATAATATAGGATGTTAATAGATAATGTCAACCATTAATTAACTGTACTTTAACATTTATTTAAGTTATAATAAACGTTCTCACCACAATAACCTATCCTCATTCCCTCTTTAAGGATAGGTGTATCTAGCAGATACAGCCATAAAAAAAGACACCTTCTTTTATGACATGTTTATTAATATTATCTTGATAAGTAGAAAATTTCTCTCGAAGTATATCGCAAAGATCAAAACAGTCTTTCCAAATTTCTCCTGCAACCATTTCCATGGTCACAGGGAAAAGATGATAAATTCCATCATGTAGGATTATTAAATCCATTGTTAATCTTCCATGACTCTTGAGTCAAAGTTCCGTGTTCCATGGGCCACGATCTTTTTAACACCATGTCCTTGCAACTCTAACGTTGCATAAGAGGCCCAGGCTTTTTTAATTAGGTTTAATTCTAAAATTAAATTAGACCATTGTTTTTTGTTAATGTCCTTAGACGTTATAGTTAATGTCTTCATGCTATTTTTCTAGCTATGTAATCAAAAATAGGTCTTTTAGGTGTTTTTGATTTATCCATTTTTGTTTTTCTTTTTTGGAAAAACTCTATTGTTTTATTTTCTGCATGCGCTGCAAATGCATTAGGTATATTCGCAACATCTTTAGCAAAATGTGTACCGGCATAACATCTATCTTCTGCTAAATTACCAGTATAGTAAATAACTGAAGAACCTATCTCTGCAGTTTCAACCCATTTGTCTACATCTTTTATATTCATTGTATTCCTTTCGTGTTGTTTGTTTCTATATTATAAGTGCATCCTTTTATTAAACAAGGTAATGTAAAATTTCTTGGCGCAGGACCTTTACCTATCAAATTAATTTCACATTTAGAACACTCACCTCTTACCATCAAATCACCAGATGTCCCGCCTACTTTATCTAGTATAGACCATTTTTTTTCTTTAATTAATTTAGCAGCAAATTTTAAACCTTCTACTACATCTTTTGGATCGTATTCAGATCTAGCAGCTGTTAAAATTAATTTTTTATAACAATTAAAAACTCTGGATTCTTTTTTTAATTGGTTGATTTCTTGTCTTAACGTATCGTGGATTGTTATTTCTTTTATTTTCATTTTATTTCCTTTCATACTTATAATGTAGGATATTTTAGGACAATGTCAACCCTTACCTTGGCCAATATATTTTTTATTTTTGTTGTTTCTTTTCTCAGATTTTGATAGGGATTTTTTATGTTTTTTAGGACGTTTCTTAGGTTTGTCTCGAGGGGCTGTGGATAAACCAGCTTTGGCTTTCTTCACTTCCACTCCTTAACATAGTGTGTGCCGCCATCTGTACGTGATTGCATGATAGGTAAGTAACTTATCTTACCATTAACGTGTTGCTCTAAATCTGCACCACAATTCATACATCTATAAAAATCATGAGTCAGTCCAACTAACATAGTAATTTCACTACAAGTAGGACATTCTCCTTTGACAACTTCTGGATGGAATTTTATTTTTTTATTCATCTGTTCCTTTCATTATTTTCCTCTAACGGAATCGATGAAATTATAAACGCGACCGAATTGTTTGTCAATAGACATTAAGTCGGACTGGATCATGGTTACGATTAACTGAAGTTCTATAAGTGTGACCAGGGTCCATGTAGCGAGTCCCATTAGGATTGTACCTAGTAATCCTATTAAAAGTGTGTTAGTTTTTCTTGACATTTTTTTTCTTAGGTTTAGGCAGTAATAAATTACTCATCCATTCTGAGTAACGATCTAAGACATCACAACATTTGTATATAAATCTATCAATCATTTGTAGGTACAGGTAATGTTAAAAATTTATCACCCATTAATTTAAGTTCCGGGTTTTCTTTTTTGTAACTATCTTTTAATTCATCCCATTTACTTTTACCATCCGCCGGTCTGTTGTCTAATTTAACTGGAGTTACACCCGTACACTTTGATACTAATAATCTAAAATTTTCATTCTGTGCAAGACTAGGATTGCTGTTAACTCTACCACACATCTTCATCAATTCTAATTGTTGTTTTAATTCCATGTTTTCTTGTTGTACTTTTCTAAATTCTTTTGTGCAGGCGGTGCCTATATAGTGTCTGTAAGTCACACTAAGACGATCGTTATCGCTATCATTATCGTAATTATTAGAACTAGAATCGTGTCTGTAGTCATTGTCTCTGTTT